TGTTTATTTTTAGTATTTTAGCATATTATAACTGCAATCTAACTAAAACAAACTATTTTTTATATTTACTAGAAAGTATCATAGGACATACATATTTATAGTTTGTACTAGCAATATATTTTCCATTCATATATTTTATAAATGTACTACTCGGGTCGCATATTATAGGGTAATACATCATCATATAATTATTTTCATCTTTATAAATATCATTACAACCACCTTTTAAGATTTTCTTTCTAGGTTGCCATATATCAAATACAAATTGTATTCTTAAAATCTTAAAGATAAGTTTCCCTAATCTTCCATAATAAATAGGTGTTATTCTATCTTCTGCATATCTACCTCTAAAATGTATATCACTTTTAACTTTAATTAAATAAGCATTTGTTCCACGACCTATTCTAAACTCTTCTTTTTTTCCACCTATATAGTCATTTCCACTGCCAAAAGTTAAAATATCAATACAAGTATTATCTATAAATTCAATACAACTATTTAATATTTCATCTATTTTTTTAATTTTTACTGTATCGCTTTTCCCCACTCTATAATCAACATATTTTAAATCATCATCTAACATTAAGATATAATCTAAATGTTCTTTTTTTGCTAATACCATACAATATTCTCTACTATATGTAGCAATTCCCTTTGGCTCGGTTAAATTATCACATAAATCGACTTCAATGTCATCTTTATTAAATATCTCTAATTGTTCTTTATAGATTTTTTTATAATGGTCGATATATTTATCAGTGTCATCAATTATAATCTTTATATCGCCTTTATAACCCATCTCCTTTAATCTCCAATATGTATCACATTGTGGTCTATTATGAGATATTATATATATACTAAACTTTTTCATTTTATTTCTCCATTTGTTTTTCGATTTCATCATATAATTTAACAAAACCATTTTGTAAAGCATTGTTTATATCAATAATAACCAAACCACTTTCTTCCATAAGTTCTTGCATTTCTTTATTAGCATTAGCATAATACTCTGCTATGTTCTTATAATTAAATAATAAATGTCTTTGTGCTGCTTTAATTAGAAAATCTTTTTCTTCTTGTGTTACATTAGAACTATTTATTTTATCTATTAATTCTTTTGTTTTACTATCATCAATGCATTCATTTAAACTTACTTCTTTAGTAGGTATATATTGTATTATATTTTGATTTTTAATCTCTGCCATTTTGTTCTCCTTTAATATATTTATTTACAATACTTTTAAACTTATCTTGTATTGCCTTCATATTATATACTATAACACCTGTTTTAATAGGCTTTAGTCTATGTTTAAACAAAATTTTATTTGCTCTTTCTCCTTGTTTCCCTGGTTTAGCACCTTTAGCATAACCACAACTATAGATTTCTCCATATAGTTTTCTCATGTGTTCTCCACGAAGCAATCCTTTTTTAGCATATTCTGCTCTACATCCACTTAAGTCTTTGTTTCCATTTTGGCCTGTTTTACCATATTTCATAGGTACTACTTGTACACAAGGAAGTCCCATTTGATATAACTTTAATCTATACTCTATATCGTCTTCAAAGTCGCCTTGAAATACATCAGGACATACATCTAGTTTTAAAGCAAATAAAGAATAACAATATCTTTCTGCTAGGAATTGCCCATTAGGTACACTCATACTTACAATATCACAGCCACTCATTCCTGCATTTGTATTTTCTAATACAGTAACAAGCATATCAATAATATCATTAAAGTCTAATGTTTTATTATTTATATATAATATTTTGCCATTAGATATACAACGAATATTTATATTAATTATATTATCGTCTAATTGAATTAAATACTTATAACCGTGTTCTCTTGCATATTTAATAGCATAACTTCTATTCATTGGTGCATACCAAGCATTTTCACTAGATTTAATATTGTCTATATACCATTGTTTATAGTCGTCAGGTACATTAACTATAGGCCAATCAGTAACATAGCCATACGAATTATTAGATATTATTAACTTATCATAATCTATCTTATATTTCTCTGTTGGTCTTTGCTCACTTGTCCCTGGTCTTTTACCACTTATTTCAACTACTAATACATCTTTATTTTTCATATTTGCTCTTGTTTTCATTAATAAATGCTAATATGTCATAATATTCTTCAGGACAACTGCATTTATAATTAATAGTTAATTTTTCTTCTGTTGATTTTCCAGTAGTATCTATTAATTCATCTAAGAAATTATTGTCTTGTTCATTTAATTCTTCACCAAATAAATCTGATTGTGCAAATCCAAATGGAGATAAATCTAAAGTTATATTATCTAATTCGTTTAATAATTTCCAGTTGTCCCATATAGAAAAATCGCTTACTTTATTATCTGCTAATCTATATGCTTTTACTTGGTCTTCAGTTAAATCATCAGCAAGTATGGTAGGTACTTCATCTAGTCCTAAATCTATTGCTGCTAATAATCTAGTATGTCCTGCAATAATAACATTGTCCTTGTCTACTACAATAGGTACTTTAAATCCAAACTCTTTGATTGATGCTGCTACATACTTTACTGCATCTTCATTATGTCTAGGATTGTTTTCATAAGGTATTAAATCACTTACTTTTTGATATTTAATTTCTAATCTTTTCATTTTGTTTCCTCCTACTAATATTATACATTATAGATATAAAAAACAAAATAAAAAAGTAGTAATTTCTTACTACTTCTTTACTACACCAAACTCGTATTCTAGCAAACTCGTGTAGATATATATTTATGTGTTAGAAAGTTGGATTAGAATACTTTTAAAAGTATCTAACTTATTTTAATTCCTTGTTTTTCTAACTCGTTGATTATATCTTCTACTTTAAATGTAGAGTTATTTCTTTCGTAATTCCAAACTATATAATCTTTTCTAGTTAGTTCTAACATCTTTTTAATATCATCATCACCGCAAGTACTACCATAACCACTGTTGGTAAAATCTTCACCATCATTTACTTCCATCCATCTAAACTTAACTCTTCTTTGCATAGCAGGATTTGCTATTGTAAAACATATCTTCTTAAGATTAAATGGTTCACGGTCTGTTTTAACTTTAACCATTAACAAACATTTATCTCCACATCTTCCATTAGCAACTCCACTATATAAATTGCATCTATAACCTGCTTTTTCTAATAAATCTATAACTGCTAAATATTTACTACCAATTTTAACTACCTTTTCTCCATCAGTTCCTCCACCTACTCTTATATTTAAGAATATATTTAAGACCTTATGAGATGGTTCATTTTTCTCTGGATTAATCATATTCAACGGATTATTAGTTAAATAAGCAGGTATGTTAGGAATGCATCCGTAAGTTCTATGTTCATATTTTAGTCTGTTAGATACATTCCCAAGCATTTTGGTAAGATTAAGTTTTTTGATTTCATTTTTAATACGTTTATATAAATCTTCATCACCGTGTATTAATTTATCTGTTGCTTCTTCAAATGAATAAGTACCATACCATTCTCTATCACCTTTATATTGTGATGAGTCATCTCTACCACTTTTATGATGTCTAGTTGTTATATATTGATTGACCTCGTTAATATTATCAAATATATTAATGTAAGAATTATTCTTATTTATTTCTATCATTGATAATTTCCTTTAATAATGTAGTCCATTCACTACGGTCATTTATCTTATTAGAAATAATATTAAGGTCATCAATTTGCATATTCTTGATAATAGTACTAATTAGGATTGATTTCTTGTCCATACCTACTTCAAGTAATTTAGTAGCATTAATAGTTGCTCTCATTGATATTATATATCTTAATGAGTTTTCTTTAATAACTTTTCTTAATGTACTAATGAAGTTATATAATTCATCATCATAAGATAATTGTCTTTCGACTTTTTCATCATAATCAAATTCTATAACTACAAATCTATCTAATGTAGCACCATCTAGAACATTTCTACCAACGTAAATCATATCTGCACCAGTTCCGTAAGTATTACCAGCACATACAATTCTAAAATTTTCATTAGCATATACTCTACCACAAGGGAAGTCGTAGTAACCATTTGCTATAGCAGCATTGATAGTTATTAAGGCTTCAGGTGCAGAAGCATCTATTTCATCTAGGAAGAATAAACCACCATCTTTAAATGCTTTGTAGAATTGTGTTTCTTGATAAACACCATTTGCATCTATAAAGCCTGATAGTTTAAATTCTTGAGTAACTGCATTTGAGAAATAAAATTCTAATCCTAATGCTTTAGCAACTTGTTCAAGTGTGTAGTTCTTACCAGAACCAGCAGGACCAGTTAAGAATACAGGTACACCTTTTTGTACTATCTTTAAGATATCTTCAAATTTGCTATGAAAAATACCTTCAAGTTTAGTAGTATTTCCATTATTAATAATTTCAATTTTTTGTGTAGGTAAAACTCCAAATGTATCTTTAATGTGTTTATCTACTTTCTTATTAATATCTTCTACTAATTCTTCAGTTGAAATATCTTCAACTTTCTTTTTAACTGCTTCTTGCATAGAGTCATCATATAATGTTCTCTTATCAAGTTTGGCTGTAAGTATTTCTATTGCACTTACTACTTGTGAAAAATCAATGTTGTTATTTACTACAGGTGTTACAGTTTGATTATTTGTAGGTTCGTTTGTAGGTTCAGTAGTTGTTTCTTCTTTAAAATCTTGTACAAACATTTCTTTAGTCCATTTAGTATCTGGTATATCTTCCAAATAATATACTTTATGTCCATTTTCATAATCTGCACGGTCTATAGTACAAATATTATCTCTAAACAATTTATGTCTAGGACTAATTTCCATACCACCGTAGTTGCATCCTTCTCTTAAGACGTGTTTAATTTTAACTCTTTCTCCAACTTTCATTTTAATTCCCTCTTTCTTTTCTATTGGATTATATAAATCAAATCAATCAAATTTAATTTATATAAAGTATTATAACACTTTTTATATAAAATGTAAAATATTTTATATATCAATAGAAATAAAAAAAAGATAGGATTAACTATCTTTTTGGTCAGACAACTTATCAATGCTGTCAATTAAGTTTTGTAGTTTTTCTTCTTCTTTGTTCTTTTCGCTTTCTTCAGCAACCATTCTATCTATTACATTACCCATTCCTTTAATAAAATGCTCATGTAATTGTTCTTCACTCATTTTAGAAAATTCTCTTGCCTTAGATATTACAAAATCTATCACATCGCTAGGTATTCTTTCATCGCTATATATATTTTGTAATAAAGCACCTAATGTAGATAATACTAATGCATTATTTCCTAAAATACTACAACTTTCATCAGTTGCTACAATTGCTACATTTTTAGTACTCTTAATTGACTCGATAAGTCTATCTTTATCTTCTTTAGATATTTCTTTTGTAGAATATTCTTTACTTAATAATTCATAAGCCTTTTCTACAAGTTCATTCATTTTATTTTCCATTTTTTTCCTCCATCATTTGTTTTAATTTTCTTTTAAAATGTACTCTAGTATCATTTAATACTTTAGAATGACACCAAGTACATTCTTTCTTGTCCATGTATGCAGGTATAGTGTTTGTATGGCCACATTTTTTACAATAAACTCTAACTAATGAATAGTTGTTATCTTCAATCCTATCTTTCTTTGATTTTTTAGGATTATAATACTTATAAATTTCTTCTTCTATTCCCATATTGACCTCATATATTATTTAATAAATATTGTTCTTCTAAAGTACTAGTTTCAATTCCTAATCCTTTAGCATCTTCAACAATATATTCAATAAAAGTACTCATTTGTTTAGTATCATAAGAAGATGTACCATAATACAAAATTAATTCTGTAGTTTTATCATTCTTGTTTATTGTTTCAGTAAACCAACCAAGCCCTCTTTCATTCCATATTTTAATCATTGTATCTACAGCACTATTATTTACTTCTATAATTCTAAACAATCCTTTTTCTTTTATATATTTCTTATACAATTCTTCTTTACTTGTATTAGTCATATCAGCCATTTCTTGTAATATTACCCACATATAAGAATTAGATTGATTTCCTCGAGGTCGTTTATATTCTTTAATATCAACCTCTAAATCTTTTTCTTGTAATAATTCTAATTTGCTCAATTGATATTTATCTACTTCTAAGACTACCTTACCTTTATTAGTTTTAAAATCTATATCTAAATTTAATATTCTAGATTTCATTAAAATGGTAAATCGTCTTCAGTGATAATATCTTCAGTATATACTTTGTCGATTGATTTAACTTCTTCAGTTTCATCAGTAGTTTTTGATTTCTTAGATGTGTTTAAAAAATCTATTCTATCGGTAATAATATAATAAGTATTATGTTTCTTATTAGAACTATCAGTATATTGGCTAGTATATAATTTACCTTCTATACCAATTAAATCCCCTTTAGCACAATATTCACATAATGTTTTAGCACTTTCTCCAAATGTAGCACAAGAGATAAAATCAGTATGTTCTTTATCTCTTGATACTGCAATTGAATAATTAACTATACTCTTACCATTTGGTGTTTTTCTTAATTCCAAATTGTGTGTTATTCTACCACTTAAACTAATTCTATTCATTTTGTTGTTTCTCCTTTGTTGATATAAGTCTATTCTTAATATTTTGTAGCACTTTAATATCTTTAACTTCAGTTAATGATTTAATATTGTATTGTTCTCTAATAGTATCAAAATCAATACCAGTTTCATCTACTAATTTTAAAATCTCAGGTACTAATTTAAGCATATCTTCACTTACTTCATAGTCTGATTTTTTCATATTATATAATAATTCTAGCATTTTTGATATTTCAGGACTTGTAGTATTTTTAACTAACCATTCAAGATAATCTACATCTTCATTTTTAATTTCTTCAAATGTCTTACCTTTATGTTTACCAAATCCTAATCTATATTCTTTAGCATCTTCTAAAGTTATTTCTTTAATATCATTCAAACAATTAGCATCATCATCTTCAGTTGCTAAACCAAATGCCATTAATAAAGAATATCTTCTAGCATAAGTTAATGCACTACCTTGTTTTTGAGCAGGATTATCGTTGCCGAATAGAGTAGCATCAACTACTCTACATCCTTGCAACCATTCTTCTTCCCATTTATCATTAAAACATCTTTTAGTTAGAATATAGTCATCTCCATCTATTCTATGTACTTGTTGAATATATCTAGCATTTATACTTTCTAAATACTCGTGGATTTGTGCTATATCTACATATTGATATGAATATTTTTCTCCAACCTTTGCTGTTTGATTTTTCTTCAATGTTGCCATATATTATCTCCTAATTTTATTCATTCATAAATTGTTCAAACTTTTTATTTAGTTCTTCTAATTTCTTTTTAACTTCTTCTTTCATCTTTTCATTATCAAGAGTTGAATTAAAACGTGTATCAAATTCTTCATCACTCATTTTAGTAACTTCTTCTATCTTATCAAAATCCCAATCATCAATAAGATTTTCTTTGTATAAATAATTAAGTAAATAAGATATCATTGCTAAAATAGTACCTTTTTCCCCACATATAAGTCTATTACCATTATTAGTTACGATAATCCCTTCAGTAGGTTTGATATTTTTATTTTCGTGTTCTTGAATAAATCTTTTTGCTTCTTCAAAGAAGTTCTTTCTTTCATTAGAATAAATATCTTTTTTTTCCATTTTATTTTCCTCCTATTCTATTAAAATTTTTCTATTATTCTATTAAACATTTTATCTTTTAATTTATCAGTAATTTTAAATAATGAGTCAATGTATTCTACAATCTCATCTCTTGTTGTAACATTTGAATTTAAAATATAATCAGCAATTAATTGTTTAACTGCAATAGCATATCTTTCTTCAAATGTTTCATCTTTAGTTTCATCTTCAATAGCATCTATTTGTAATGATACTGGTTTAACATTGTTAAGACCATATTTCTTTTCTTTATTATCAAACTTAAATGCTCTTTCTTTTGGTGCGTTTACTTTAGGTACACTTACTGCTAATATTTTACCTTTACGATAAATGATTTTACCTTGTATATTTAATTGTTGTAAAACTTCCATTAAATTAGTTAAATGCATATCATCTTTAAATTTAGTTCTATATAAAGTTGTTAAATTAGGAAGTTCTTTATTTGAATTTGCAAGGCCAACTAAGTAACTGTACACTTTATCTTGTTTAATTTTTCTAGATAAAGTAGTTCTTTCACCTTTTCCCATTCTACTACCCATATACGTTTCTCCTTTCTTTATATTTCATATACACTACTTTGTATATGTTAGATTTATTATATAATAAACTTTATAAAAAATAAACAAAAAATTTACTTTTTTTACAAATAATTTTTTCCATACCTTTTGATAAAATCATCTATTGATTTATTATATACTTTAATCCATTGCTTTTGCATTTCTTGTTTTAAATATAAATCTAATTCATGACCGTTTTTACCGTGTACACCATTTGTACCTTGGTGGTGTTCTTTGCATAAATAAACACAGCATCCATCTTCAATAGATTTATCTCTGTTTTTATTTCCAAAATAAACCTCGTGAGTATTAAGATTAAATGCCTTATTACATACTATACATTGTTTTTTATCTTGTAAAATACTATACCTCGTCTTCATCTATAACATCACTTACTCTTTTTATTAAATTATTTGTACCACTTTTAAGAATATTCTTATTTCTATCTTGTATCATTTTCATTTCTAAAGTATCAGTATTATTTGATTTTTTAAATTTAATCAAATCTTCTTTTTCACTTTCAAATGATTTTATAAAAGCACTTCGTAAGAACATCTTTCTTTCGTGGTCTGCTTTACATATTTCTTCATAACCTATTCTTTTAACAATATTTCTAGTTATAGGTTGTAGACTGTTTAAAGCCTCCAAAGGTCTTGGATAACCATACTTGCGAACACTTTCTATAACTTTTTCCCATTCTTCATCTGCTTTTAAATTAACTTGACTATCTTCTTGTTTAATAAGTTTCTCTTTAACTTCAGCAATACTAGGGAAGTTCTTATTTTCGTTTATAGTTTGTATAATTGCTTTTTTAAAATCATTAGCATTATATTGTTTAAAAAAGTCATACCATATAGCATACTGATTATCGTCCACTTCTTTGTTATATGCTTTTGCTAAATAATTAAATAATAAACTAAATTCTTCAAATGTCATTGTATTAATCCTTTCTTTATCATTTCTTTAAACTGAGTACTATTATCTATTATTGACTGTCCTCTTTCTTTTTGGTTTAGATAACCATCAAACTTATTTCCAAATAAAGTTTCTGGTCTTAAATATTTCTGCATATCAGTGTTTAACCATTCTCTACATTTTTTATCTATAACTATTTTAAAATCTTCTAATTCAAATCCTTCATTTAATCTTGCTTTAATTAAAGACTTTACTTTGTTTGTATTAGACCTATAATGAGTTCCTGCTTTTAAATTAAGATAATCAATAATTCCACTATATATATTATTATTAATTTCTCTATCTTTATATTCTTTACTATGTTTAGTATTATTACTATCTATATATTCTATACTATCTTTAGTATTAATAATAATATTATTATTACTTGTATTATTAATACTTGTATTATTATTATTTATATTATTATCATGGACATTTTTGTCCATAGGGGTATGGACATTTTTGTCCATAGGGGTATGGACAATTTCTTCCATAGGGGTATGGACATTTTTTTCCATAGGGTATGGACAAATACTTATATACCTATTATCAATTTCTTTATTACCTTCTTTGCATATAATTTCAATTCTTATATAGTTTTTCTTTGCTAATAAATTAATTAGCCTAGATATAGTTCTTTTAGATGTACCATATAAATTTGCAAAATAATTATTAGTCGCCCAACAATAGCCGTGCTTATCACTAAGTGCTACTATTTCTCCATATAATAGTTTTGCTTTATCTGGTAGTTCTTCATCATACCTAATTTCTGCTGGTATGATAGCATAATATGCTGGTCTTTCTTCCATTGTTCCTCCTAGATGTATCAATTAACCAATCCTTTTTTTATTGACAATACAACAATGCTATGTTAAATTAAAGTTAGCAGTTGTTTTATGTAAGTCCTTTTACAGGTCTTACTTTTTTTATGCTATAAACTTTTTCTTTTATGAAGTAATAATCTTACATAAGCACTAAATGTTAAGCCATTACTCTTGGCTTCCTTTGTTAATGCATTAACTAGACTTTCTTCCATTTGTAATGCGACAAGTCTTTTCTTTTCTTTCATCATCATTCCTCCTTACTTATAAATATTATAATATATTTATACTAATTTTTAAATAAAAAAATATGCCTTTTTAAAGCATATTATTCATTTCTTTCATCATTTATTTGTTGCATCATTTTATCTATTTCTATATCGTCATCTAACACTTTTACATCTAGTTTTTGATATTCATTATGCTTTTTATATTTATTAATTTGTTCGTTTAATAATGCTATTTCAATATCTTTGTCTTTAATTTTAATCGAAGAAAATATAACACCTAAACTAAACCCTACAATAGCCACTACAATTACAAATAATATATATATAATCATTTTTATCTACCACTTTATCTTGCTTTCTTTTATTTCTTCTTTTTCTTTTTCTTTCATTTTCATTATTTTAATTGATATTAATTCTATAGGTAATAAAAAAATATCTAATATAATTACACATGGTATAAAAGCAAAACATAAAAGTTTAACAATTGTAATACATAAATACTCATCAGCAGTGTCGCAATAATCATAATCTGTATTTTCCATCATAACTTCTTTAAATAATTTAGTTAATATCATCTTCATCACCTCTTAATATATTTTCTATATCTATTATGTGTTCCCAAGTTATAAGTTCATCATCATCATAATCTATAACTCTAGTCATTCTATCTATATACTCTATTGCTTTGTCTATTCTTTGTTGTCTTTCTTTATTTGATTTTATACAACTATCTAATTTAGTTTGTAAATCATCTACATAATCAATTACATAATTTATTGCTTCACTAGAAATTGTTATTTCTTTATTGACCTTATTGTATAATAATTCTTTTATATGTTCATACGTTTTTAATCCTATATCATTCATCTATTTCACCTTTGTTACTTTTTATTCTATCAAATACTTCTTCTGCTGTTAACCAACCAACAACCGTATCGTGTTTTAATTCCTCTTCAGTTAAACAACCCATTATTTCTAATAAATCTTCGTCGCCTCCGTATGTATATTTACCTTGAATGACACTTATTAAACGGTGCTTTTTATTTTTATCTTTGTATATTATTATTTGGTATTGTAATTGTTGTATGTCCTTTGATAATATGCTACGGTCATAAAATTCATATTCTATGTTTGCAGTATCTAACATACTTTTTAATTTGAAAATTTCTTTAAATTCTATTCTCATCTTCTTCACTTCTTTCTATATATCTAAACTTTCTTTCTAATATATCTAAACTGTTGTTTAAACTATTTAAAAATTGTTCTCTCGTTATATTACATATTTTAATATACTTATAGGCTAATAGTGATATAAATATACCACTATTAATAGCACTATTTTCTTCTATTATTTTAGTTGCTAAATCTTCTGTTAATTGTAATTTTTCTCTTTTACTTTTCATTTGTATCACCTCTTAATATGTTTTTTATTTTTTTTAGAAAAGTAATTGTTTGATTACATACTTCATAACAACCTTGACTATCATTTTCACAGAATGTTATTTGTTTATCTAATTCTTCTAGTGTTTTGTCTATTCTGTCTTCTAAATCGTATATCTTTTTTATTAATCTTCCTTTATATTCATCAGTAACAAATATACCATCTATTTTTTTATTATGTGCTTTCTTCATCTTCATCACCTCCTAATATATCTAATAAATGAGTTCTACAACTACTTAATTTATAATCTTTTGCCCATTCATTGCTTTTTATATATTCGATTACTTTATCTATTCTTAATGCAAGTTCAACATATTTTTCTTGTAATTCTTTTTTATTCAAATGATAAATACTTTCAAATATATCAATTTTTTTCTTATATTCTTCCATATTTTCAATTTTTTTCCATTGGCTCATCTTCTTTACCTCCTAATATTTTCTTTATCATTTTCTACTAAACCTGCTTGTATTAGGTCATATAAAGTATCATAATCAGTTGTATCAAATGTTTTTTCTTCTTTTTTTATAATTCTATCTTCTACTAATATCATTATTTTTGTATTAAAATAACATTCTTTATTTGTTATGTATGTTGTTCCTAAATGAAAGCCAAATTTTTCTAGTTCTTTTAAATCTACATCATCTTTAATTTTTAACATTATCTTCACCTTTACTTTCCATATTGCAAGTTATTTTATATGGACCTTGCATAATAGGTGGTTGTGAACTATTAATATTTATAATAGGTGGTTGTTCCTTTAATTGATTAACAACATCTATTATTTCATTTAATTTCTTTGATAAATAACCATCATTATCTAGTTCTCTATCAACTCTTTTTATCTTTTTATCTTCCATAGAGGCTGTACCATATTCTTTTATAATTTCATCATAAAGTTTTTTATAATCTTCTATAATTTCTATTTCATCGTTTAATCTATGTTGTTCAGCATATATTTCATATGATAATAATCTACTATTTTTATCGACATAACAATAATTATCAATATGTGTATATTCTATACCTTCATATTTTATCTTTTTAGGTACTTCTTCCCCATTTGCTATTTTATTTAATAAATCTATTACTTTAATTGTTTTCATTATTTTACCTTCTTTCTATAAACTTTTATAAATTATAAGCCATAAATTATAAATTGCAAATAATATAACCAATATCGTAAAAAGTTCTGGTGCAAGTATAATTAAAGCAAATATTGCTATTGGTATTATAAGTACAAATAATGTAATAAGTGATGCTAATAATATTTTATTCATTATCTTCACTTTCCATAAATAATTTCATAAGCATCAATTACTTTTGCTTTCATTATTTCAAAATCTTTTAATTCAACATTTTCATATTTTATTAGATATTTAATACATTTTCTTACATCTTTTAATGATGAATAAGGTGGTATATTATATTTTTTACATTTTATATAATATAAATATTTATTCATTAATTACCACCACCTTTGTTATATATGCAACTATCACCAGCTCTACCATTATTATCAATATATGTGCCATTATTTGCTTCACATACTTCCCTAAATGTAGGTTGTGGATTTTTAATAGAATATATTGTTATTATCACTGAAGTTAATATAAATGTTATTAATGAAATATTAAATGATATTTCAGCTTCTTTTTTTTCTTTGCCTTCTATATAATGAAAACACAATGCTATTCCACTAAAAAATAATACAAATGATGACACTAAAAACAATAGAACTATAATTTCAATTATATTATTCATTATCTTCACCTTTTAATATATCTAATAATTTATAAGTATTGATACATTTTTTTAAACCAAACCCAGCGACTAAACTTTTTGCTTCACTGTCTATATATTCTATTGCTTTATCAATTCTATTATTTAATTTTTCTATTTCTTTGTCTTTTTCTTGTGTTTCTAAAGATAATATTAATTCTAAATCTTCTTTACTATAAATTAACTTTTTCATTATTTTCACCACTTTTCTTAAATATTGTCGAACTGCCAACATATAATGTAGTTTTCTTTTTATTTATAAGTTTTTTTATTAAATTTAGTATTGGTTTAATCAATTTCATTATCTTCACCTCTTAACACATCTTCTAATTCATCTAACCAACTTGGTAGTTGAACTTCAATTAATTGTAATGGCTCTTTTAAGTTTGTTATTTTATCTAATGCTTTATCTATTCTATTTTTATATTCTATATAATCTTTAAATCTATGTTTATAGAATTGTTTATCTTTTTTCCACTTTTCTTGTGTTGTTTTTAATTCTTCTTCTAACTCATCTATTTTATTTTGATAGTTTAATTGTATAGTATATAGTCTTACTTCTTGTAATTCATATTGATTTTTTAATTTACGATTATTTTCTTTTAGGTCTTTAATGATTTTATCTTTATTCAATTTGCGTCATCTCCATCTAATATTTTTACTAATTGTTGTATATCATCTTCTCGTAATATACTTTCTTTTATATAATCACCAAATCTATCTTCTATTGTATATTCATTTACTCTAGTAAACAATAAATCTCTTATTGCTTTTATTCTTTTCATTAATTCATTATAATCTTCATTATATTGTTTTTGGTGTTCTATCATTAGCCTTATTAATTCTTCTTTCTTTAATTTCTTTAAATTTTCTTCATCAATAGAAGTGTTTAAATAATCTACTATTTCAAAATCTTTTTCGTGTAAGCAATCATAAGTATGTCCTATTTCATAAGAGTCTTCATGTTCTAATATTTTTACTCCAATAAAAACATCATCATATATTTTTGTAACCCTAGCAGCAGTCATTTTAGTATTAGTAACACCATAACTGTCTGATATACCTTTAACAATATCTCCTACTTTAAATCTTGCCATTTGTTGTATCACCATCTCTCCATCTATATACTTTACCACTTCTATATTTTTCATATAGTGGTGTTCCATAATTAGATTTGTAATATATAACTCTATTCATAAGGTCTTCCATACATTCTATTTCTTTACCATCTACATTTATGATATTATCACATCCTACAAATCCACTTATCATTCTAATATCTCCATATTTTGTAGGTTTCCCACAATTATTACATCTAACGACTATATCTAAATCATAATCGTTATCTTCTAGAATTTCCATTTGATTTCCTTCATCTAAAATATTTGGATTTAGCATTTTCATTCAATT